ATCGAGTTCCGCATCGGCATCAGCATCGCCTCCGTCATCCCCCAGGGCACGATCGTCGCCAGCCAGACCTTCCCGACCCTGAGCCGAACGGTGGCAGCGGTGGCCCGGCAGGCGCAGGAGAACTGGATCGCCTACGCCCTCGGCGCGCCGCTGCCGGACGGCCGCAGCCTGTCTGCGCGCACCGGCGCCTACGCCCGCTCGATCACCGTCCGCCAGCTGAATGACCTGACCGCCGAGGTCTTCACGGAACTCTCCTACGCCCACGCGATCGAAGACGGCACACCCGCCCGAGACCTGCATGACATGCTCGGCCGCAGCCTCAAGGTGCGGCTGTCCAAGGCCGGCAAGCGATACCTCATCATCCCCTTCCGCTTCTACCACTCGCGCAGCGTCATCGGCCGCCCCATGCCGGAGGCGATCGAGCACTACTGGCGCACCCTGGTCCCGCGCGACCAGTCCTCGCACGTCACCTCGATCGGCTGGCGCCCGAGCGGAACCGGCGCCCTCGCCTGGCGCGACTTCAGCGGCGCACGCTTCCGCGGTCGCAAGGGCGAGGTGGTCGAAGTGCGAGCCCGCGCCTACAAGTGGGGCGAGCGCCTGTCCGCCAACACCATCCGCGCCCTCGGCCTCGGCGAAGCCGCCGTCCGCCGCTACGCCGGCATGGTGCGCTTCGACAAGCCGAACGCCCCAGGCCGACACAGCCAGTTCCTCACCTTCCGCACCCTCAGCGAAGGTTCCCCCGGCTGGCGCGTGCCCGCCCGCCCCGGATACCACGTCGCCAAGACGGTGGCGGACACCATCCGCCCGGTGGCCGAGGAAGCCTTCCGCCGCGCCGCCGAACTCGACATCCGCCGGCTGCTCGGCACCACCACATGACCACACGCCGCGTCGTGACGGCAGTCTCGCCGACATGATCGCGCTGATCGAACCATTGCCAGCCGGCAACGCCATCCGCCTGATCCTGTCGCCCCCGCCTGGCGCACGGCAGGCGCGCATCCTGCGCCGCGTGGTGGACCCGACCGCCGATCCCCCAACCGCCATCCCCGGCCCCGACGATCCCGGCGCCGTCCTGGTGGCCGATTGGGGCGACTATCTCGCCGTGGTGGACACGGACGGCCTGGTGAACGGCGTCGAGCAACTCTACCGCGCCTTCTACCGCAACGCCGCCGGCCAGCCGATCCTCCCCCACGCCCCGGCGCGCAAGGCCACCCCGTCCTACACCGCCCGCGACACCTCCGCACCCGTCCTGCGGCTGGTGCGCGAGCGCGTGGCGATGGCCCTCGCCAACGCCGTCGCCGCCGGCCGCCTGCATCCCGCCAGCGGGCAGGTGCCGGTGGTCCAGGCACCGCTGATCGCCGCCCAGGCCGCCACCTTCCCGATCGTCTCCGTCCACCTGGAACGCGACCAGCCGGTAGAGTTCGGCATCGGCAACATCCTGCTCTCCGATGACGAACTGCTCGCCCTCGGATGGGACGAGACAACCGGCTGGATCGCCGAGGTCACGATCAACGTGGTCGGCGTCACCAACAACCCGGACGAGCGCATCACCCTCGGCGAAGTGCTTCAGCACGCCATCGTGGCGAACCTCGACGTGTTCGCCGCCCACGCCCTGATCCGGCCGACACTCTCGATGTCGCACTCGGAAATCGCGCCCGAGACCACCAACGCCCCGCTCTACGTCGCCGCAGGCACCTTCAGCTGCCTCGCCGCCCGCAGCGCGACCGCCACCGCTTCCGAGATCGCCAACGCGCTGGTTGCCGCATCCATGATGGAGGACACCCCGTGAGCAAGGCCCCGCCCGAGACGCCCACGCAGCCCACCCCCGAACAGGAAGTGCTCACCATCGAACAGTGGGCCGCCGAGCAGTCGCGCACCGATCGCCGCGTCGAAATGCTGACCGCCTTCGCAATGACGGAACGCGCCGCCGGCCGCTTCTGCGCGACCCGCACCGACTGGAACGCCGCCTACGCCGCGTTCGCCGCGCGCCCGCTCTAAGGAGCCGAACCGATGCTGTTCTTCAACGGCCGCCTCTACATCAGCCCCGCCGTCGCGTCCCGCGTGGACGACACGGCCATGTTCAACCGCAACCCCGCGGTCGGCAACATCCTCGCCCTGATCGGCCCGGCCGATGGCGGCCAGCCGAAGACCGCCCTGCGCTTCGGGTCCGCCTCGGAAGCAGCCGCCGTGCTGCGCGGCGGCGAACTGCTCGACGCCGTGATCCGCGCCTTCGCATGCACCGTCGAAACGCCGGGGCCGAGCACCATCGTCGCCATGCGCACGCAGCCGGCCACCCGCTCCACCCTGAACCTGCTGGACAACGCCGCCCAGACCGTCATCACCCTGACCTCTGAGGTCTGGGGCGCCCTCGCCAACCGGGTGCAGGTGATGATCGCCGATGGCACCACCCTCGGGAAGCGCGTCCGCACCAAGCTCGACAACCTGGTTCACGAGGCGGACAACATCGGCCGCAACGTCCTTTCGGTCTCCTACACCGGCGCCGCCACCTCCGCGACCGTCACCGTCACCGCCTCCGGCCTCACCCTCGCCGCCCCCGCCGGTTCGGCCCTGCCCGAGATCACCTTCGCCTCGGCGCCCACCATCGCCGCCCTCGCCGAGCGCATCTCCCTGACCCCGGACTGGACCGCCACCATCCTCGACAACTCCGACGAGCACCCGACCGCCGGCACCCTCGACTTCGTGACCGCCGCCGACGCGAAGAACAGCCCGCGCACCCTGACCGCGCACCTGGAAGCCCTGGTGCGCTGGTTCAACAGCGAGGCGGAAAGCCTGGTGACCGCCAGCAAGACGGCCAACGCCGGCACCCTGCCGATCAACACCCTCGGCACCTTCCTCGCCGGCGCCACCACCGGCACCACCACCACCCAGGACTGGCAGGACTGCTTCACCGCACTGCAAGCCGAGGACGTTCAGTGGGTGGTGCCGATCAGCGGCGACGCCGCCATCCACGCCATGACCGCAGCGCATTGCAAGTTCGCCTCCGACATCCTGGCGCGCGAGCGCCGCGCCATCGTCGGCACCCCGCTCGGCACCAACGACGGCGAAGCCATCACCCGCGCCAAGGCCCTCAACAGCGACCGCGTGAGCCTCGTCAACAACGGCATCTACGACTACGACACCGCCGGCCGCCTCACCCTCTACGCGCCCTACATCGCCGCCGCGATGATCGGCGGCGGCTTCTCCGGCGTGAACCCCGGCACCGCCATGACCAACAAGGCGCTCGCGGTGCGCGGCCTGGAACGCCGCACCCGCTACCCGACCGACACCGACCAGCTCCTCATCGGCGGCGTCATGCCCCTCGCCGAAGGCCCGACCGGATACCGCGTGGTGCAGAGCATCACCACTTGGCTGGTCAACGACAACTACAACCGCCGCGAGGCCAGCGTCGGCGCGGCGGTGGACTACACCGCCCGCAGCGTCAGGCAGGCCCTAGCGCCCGTCATCGGCAAGAAGAACGGCCCGGCCGCCATCGTGGAAGCGATGACGCGCGTCCGCTCCACGCTGGAAGAACTCGCCCGCCCCGAGCCCCAGGGCATCGGCGTCCTGGTCGGCGACAAGCAGCGACCGCCCTTCCGCAACATCCGCATCACCGCCGATGGCGACGTGCTGCGGGTGGATTTCGAGTGCCTCCCCGTCATCCCCGTCAACTACATCCCGATCACCATCTTCGCCGTGCCCTACTCCGGCACCGCGACGGTCTAAGGAGCCGCCGACATGCCGACCATCAACCGCAAGGTCATCTCGGGCAACACCTGCATGGTGATGTTCGACGGCAAGCAGATCGGACTGATCCAGGACGTGTCCATGCAGGACGACTACTCGCCCGAGCCCGCCAGCGGCATCGGCGACATCCACGTTCAGGAATACGTGCCGACGATGGCCCGCCACAGCCTCAACGTCTCCCACATGATGCTGATCAAGGACAGCATGTCCGCCGCCGGCATCAAGATGGAGAACGGCGACGCGGTGCTCCAAGGGCTCGTCATCGACATCGTGGTGGCGAACAAGGAGACCGGCGAGATCATCCGCCGCTACCGCGGCTGCACCTACGCGAGCGGCGGCATCGACGTGCGCAAGCACACCATCGTCATGGAGAGCGCGCAGTTCATGGCGCTCGACGTGACCGGACCGGGCTGAGCCCTGAAAGCGAGAGGACGTGAGCAACCCCAGAACCTTCACCATCGACGTGCCGAACATCGGCACCTTCACCTTCCGCCGCCGCACCATCGGCGACAGCATCACCATCCAGGCGCGCTACGACACCCTTCTCGCCGGCTGCGAAGCCCCATCCTCCTACCTCGACCTCATCGCCTCCGCCCTCGCCACCTACCGCACCCTCGCCGTCTCCTGGCCGCCCGGATGGGAACCCGAAAAGGTGGCGCAGATGGACGCGGTGGAAGACGACCGCATCACCGAACTGGTGACGATCTACGGCGCGCTCAGCGCACGGGAGGACGAGTTTCGCCCGCCAGCGAAGCGCCGCTTCCAGAAAATGGGGGAAGGCCGCGGCGAACAGCCTGGAAGCCTGGTTCCGGCGGAAATACAACCTGCCGCCGACCGACCCCAGGTTCCTGAACGCGACGCCGGATGACATCGAGCGCGACTACTGGATGCACCGCTACGCCGATGGCGGCGTGACGGAAGACTACTCGACGGACGGAGTGGACGTGCTGGCGGAGGCCGACCGCATCGAGGCCGAAGCCGAAGCCCGCGCCGCCGCCAAACCTGACGACTGGGAACCGCTGCCGTGACCGTCAGCATCAAGGTCGGAGCCGAGGTCGACGCGGCGGCGCTGCAACAGCAACTCGCCGAGATCACCCGCCGCATCAACGAATGGGGCGCCTCCCTCGCCCGCCTCGGCCGGACACGGTTCACCCCGATCGACCGCGCCTCGCTCGATCAGGCGCGGCAGATGGAGCAGACGCTTCGCAACATCGCCCGCCTCGCGCCCGAGTTCGCCCGCCGCATCCACGCCTCCGGCCAGGCCGGCACGCCGCTCGACCAGCTCGACCTCGCGCGGATGTATGCCGACCCGGCGCAACAGTGGCGCACCGCCAGCCGCATCTTCCGTCTCGCCACCGGCCTCGGCTTCAGCCCGACCGGACCGGGCTTCACGCCGCCTACCACCGACGTGGCGAACGCCGGCCCCTTCCGCGCCCCCTGGCTGAATGGCCCGCTGGCCGCAACGGGACCGATCGGCAGCGCCACAGCGCGCGGCATCGGCGCCTTCAACGCCGCAGGCGGCGGCCTCCCCGGCCTCGGCGCCGGCGTCATGGCCGGCGTCGGCTTCCTCGCCGTGCAGGGCATCTCCGCCCTGATCGGCGCCGTCCGCCAGGAAGTCAGCGCCGCACAAGCCGAGAGCATCGGCTACGCCGACCTCTACCGCCGCACCGGCGGCCTCGGATCGGGCAACTCCCACGCCGGATTGCGCGCCCGCATCCGCGGCGCCTCCAACCGCATCGCCGTCTCCTACGACGAGGCGCTGAACCTCGCCACCCTCGCCGCCCGCCGCGGCAACATCTCCGACCAAGCCGACCTCGCCGCCATGGTCGAACAGGGCGGCGGCTTCGCCCGCGCCTTCGGCTTCGGCCCGGAAACCGGCGTTGCCGCCTTCGCCGGCCTGCGCGGCATCAACGCCCTCCGCTCGCCCGACGAGGCCCGCCGCCTCGGCCTCGCCATCGCCGAAGGCATCGCCCGCGCCGGCGTGTTCGCCCGCGCCGAGGACTACCTCGCCGAGATCGCCGCCTATGGCGAGACCACCGCACGCGAAACCCTCACTCGCCCGCCGCTGGAAGCCTTCAACAACGCCCTCTCCGCCCTGCTTCGCATGGGCCTCCCCGGCCTCGATCCGCACGGCGCAGCCTCCCTCCTCGGCCGCGCCGACCAGGCCATCCGCCGCGGCGGCGCCGCCGGCGAAGCGGGCGAAGCCTTCATGCTCCAAGCCATCGGCCGAACCCTCGGCCTCGATCCGCTGCAAACCGAACTGCTCTACCAGGGCGGCGCCTTCGCCACCGGGCGCAACACCTTCGGCCCAGGCACCATCGTGGCCGACTTCTACAGCCGCAACGGCCTCGCCATCCCGGAAATGGCCGCGGTGGACGACCGCACCGCCTTCGAGCTGGTCACGAACCACCTCCGCCGCACCTACACCGGCGGCAACCGCCGCCTGCTGGCCCAGGCCACCGGCAACCTGTTCGGCCTCAACCAGCGACAGGCCATGGCCCTGCTGAACCTTCAGCCGGAAGAACTGCGCGGCCTCGGCGCCCTCGTCCCGGACGAAGCCCTCGCCGACCTGTCGCCAACCGGCATCCAGACCCTCGCACGCATCGCCACCGGCGACCGCGCGACGGTGGAACGCATCGCCGACGAATACGCCGCCCGCACCGGCCCCCAAGCCCTCACCGCAGAAGAACGCGAGCGCCTCCGCCGCGCCCAGCAAGGCGGCGACCTCGCCGAACTGCGCGCGGTGGTCGCGGAGATCGCACGCTCGCGCGAGGCCCAGGAAACCGAAGGCGACCGCACCCGCCGGACCTTGCAGGACATCGACAAGACCATCCGCGACATGGCGACCATGCTGGTCACCCCCCTGAACATCGCCCGCGACGCCCTGCTGTTCCTTGCCGGCCGCCAAGGCGCCGGAACCCCGCGCGCCGTCGCCGCCGCCGCACGCGACGCGGAGATCGCCGAAGCCAACGCCGAACACCGGACCGCCATCGAAGCCCTCGGCCGCGACCACACGGACGCCACCAACGCGCTTCGCGCCGCCCGGCGCAGCGGCGACCCGGCCGCCATCGCCGCCGCCGAAGCCACCCTCGCCGACATCGAAGCGCGCATCGAACGCGCCCACGAAGCCCGCGAGGCCGCCCTCGAAGCCGCGCGCGCGCGCTACAGAGACGCGACACAGACCGCCAGCGCCGGCACACCCCGCCTCGGCGGCGACGTGATGGGACGCGCCCAGGCTTTCGCCGACACGCTGGAAGCCGCCGGACAAGGCGCGATCACCCGCAACATGGCCCTCGGGCTCGCCGCCAACGCCATCGGCGAAAGCGCCGTCAACCCGGCCGCGATCGGCGACAACGGCGCCTCCCGCGGCATCCTGCAATGGGACGCCACCCGCCGCGCGAACTTCCAACGCCTGTTCGGCAAGCCGGTCGAAGAAGCGACCGCCGAAGAACAGGCGCGCTTCGCGGCGTGGGAACTCACCAGCCGCGACGGCACCAACACCGAACGCGGCACCCTCGACCGCATCCGCGCCTGGATCGCCGACAACAACCTGCCCGACACGCCCGAGACCTGGGCCGAAGGGTTGACCCGCTTCTACG